AATTGGTGGAATGATCCGCAAGATTACCCAGGCCTAGTAGAAAGGCGGCCTAACCCGCCATGGCTACTTACACAGTCACCAACAAATATCTGGTTGACAATTACGCAGTCCTGCAATTACTCACCCCCAATGAAATTGCAGTTGGGCAATCCATCACCGTTGCTGGTGTTGATGCAACATTCAACGGCACAGTTTCGGTGGTGGCATTACCCCAGTATTTGTTCATTGGCGTAGATGATCAGGGCGATTTGCTCTATGACTATCAGGTACCAATTCAGAACCAGGTGCTGTACGCAAAAACAGCAACCGATGTTGAACGCGTTGCAGCATCAGGCACCGTTGCCTACAACCCTGTTTGCACATGGATTACAGCAACAAACATTGAGGATTGGTTAGGGATCGGCACCGCTACCGCAGCAGATACCACGTTCCTAACGCAATGCGCCAGCGCTGCAAACGCGTTTTGTTATCGCAGACGGCAAGAAGCGGGATACATAGACAGCCTGACCACCAGCCCATCAGGTGACGTGACGCTGGGAACAATCCAATATGGTGGCGCGTTATACCGTCAACGCGGATCAATTGATGTGTTTGCATCGTTTAGCGAAATGGGCACAGCACCAACCACGGGCCTGTCCCCAATCATCAAACAATTGCTAGGTATCTCACGCCCGCAGGTGGCCTGATGCCCGTTGCATACACAGACCTGTTCAATGAGGCGTTGGACGATCTAAAAACCAAATTGGAAACCATCACAGGTTTGCAAGTGGTAACAGATCCCCGAAACCTTGTTCCGCCTTGCGCGTTCATTGGGGCCTGCTCATTCGAAGCATGGAACTACAACATTGTCAAAATCAATTGGCCTGTACAGATCATTTCAATGGGGCCAGCAAACCTTGACGCAATGCGAAACCTGCTAAACCTCACCGCTGGCGTATTGGCTGGCGTTGGATCTGTGACCGCGGGCCGTCCAACCACCGTTGACATTGGTGGCGTGATGTTGCCATGCTATGAATTGACCGTCATGCAGCAGGCGCAAACAGCATGAAATATGTGATCATTTCCCCACGTTTAGGAACACCAGGCGATGAATTTGACCCAGGTGATGACAACGTGGATCATTTGTTGGCTGGCGGGTTTATTAGACAATCCACCGACAAAGCACCAAAACCATCTAAAGTAAAAACCAAACCTAAGGAGTAGAAACCACATGGCAACCAGCACCCTGTTGAGCAATCCAAAAGTCCAAATTGGCGCAGCCATTGGATCAATTGTTGATTTGACTGACCAGACCACCGCAGCAACATTGACGCGCACAGTCGAAGCGCTAGAGGACACCGCATTTGGTACGGGATCACGCACCTACACGGGCGGATTGGAAAACAACGAATTGACCGTGACCATGTACATGTCCTATGCGGCGACAGAAACCTACGCATCATTATCAGCGTTGGTCGGAACAAAATGCACCGTAAAGGTAAATCCTGCATACGGATCAGGTGACAGCGGAACCAACCCAGGTTTCATTTTGACGGACACCTATTTGGAAAGCCTGCCAGTAGTAAACGCATCGCTGGGCGAACTCACAACCGTGGATCTCACGTTCCAGGGCGGTGTTTACAGCGTTGACACCACAGCCTAAATTTCAATAACACAAACTAGACGGAAGGATTGAAATGAAAATAAAACTACGCATCACCCTGAACGAAAACACCCCGCCGCGTGAGGTCACCACAAACCTGCTGGTGATCAGCGAATGGGAAAAATCAGAAAACCGCAAAGTGTCAGACGGCCGTGGCATCGGCGTGAATGACATGGTCTGCTGGGCGTTCCATTTGTACAAATTGGCAGGCGAAACAATGCCAGCCACATGGTCTGAATGGTTGAAACAAAACCCAGACATGGACATTGAAGCGGTGGACACAACAGACCCAAACCCTACGGACGCGGCACCTACCGCCGCCAACTAGCAGAGGTTCTAGTAGCGGTCGGTTGGTGGCCGCCTCACATCGAATTTGACACCCAGGATTTGCAAACAGTCATTACTGTGTTGAATAAGCAAAACAAGGGAAAACGATGAGCGCCACAGCACAAATTGAGGTTTACGGATTGAAAGAGGCGCTGAAAGAATTGCGCCAGGTTGACCCCGATTTACGCAAAACCATCAACAAAGAAGCAAAGGAACTAGCCAAACCCGCTATTGATGATGCAAAGGCCAGTTACCCGCCGCGCCTGCTGTCTGGTATGGAACGCGCATGGACACAACGCGGAAATCAAAAATTTCCGTACAGCCAACAGAAAGCCCAGCGCGGTGTTGGTGTCAAAGTCGATACCAGCAAACGCAATTCAAGCACCATCAGCATCATTCAAAAAGACCCTGCCGCTGCCATTATTGATATGGCTGGAAAACAGGGCGGATCTAACGCCCAGGGCGCACGTTTCATTTCAGCGCTCACGTTGCAGTTTGGTTTGCCTTCACGCGTCATGTGGCCTGCCTATGACCGCAATGCGGGCGCTGTTGAACAAAACATGGTTGAATTGGTGGAACGCGTAATGGACGCTGTCAATAGAAACCTGGTGATGTAATGGCAATCAAAATTCCGATCATTTCCGAATTTGACAGCAAGGGTTTAGACAAGGCTGTAAAGGAATTCCAGAGCCTTGAAGGCGCTGGCGCAAAGGCTGGTTACGCCGTCAAAAAGGCTGCCCTGCCTGCCGCTGCCGCTGTTGGCGCGTTGGGGTATGCGTTGGCTGGTGCCACAAAAGCAGCAATGGAAGATCAGGCCGCGCAAGTCGAATTAGCGCGAACACTAAACGTTTCTGCTAGCGCTACTGATGCACAAATCGCTGCAACGGAAAACATGATCAGCAAAATGTCATTGGCTAGCGGTGTTGCTGACGATGATTTGAGGCCTGCCCTAGCCAGCCTTGTGCGCGGTACAAAAGACATTGGCAGAGCACAAGAAGGTTTAGCCCTGGCAATGGATATTTCCACGGCAACAGGTAAAGACTTAGCAACAGTTTCTGACGCGCTATCGAAGGCCTATGCAGGAAATTTCAAAGGCTTGCGGACACTCTCACCAGAAATGGCGAACCTCATCAAAGAAGGTGCAGACCTCAACACGGTCATGGACGTGCTGGGCGGCACGTTTGGTGGCGCTACCGCGGAAGCAGCAGGAACAGCGGAAGGCCAAATGAAACGGTTTGGAATAGCAATTGCGGAAGCAAAAGAAAACATTGGCGCGGCGCTGATCCCGGTGATTGAAAAAGTGTTGCCATTGCTTACCGCGTTTGGCGCGTTCGCACAGGAAAACACCACCGCGTTCATCGTTATCGCTGGGGCTATCGGTGGCATCGCGTTAGCGGTTTTGGCTGTCAATGCCGCGCTAAAGGTTTACAACGCAATACAAGTCATCACAAACGTTCTCACGGCAGTATGGAACGCCCTGCTACTAGCCAACCCAATCACCCTTGTGGTGCTAGCCATCGTTGCCCTGATTGCCATTTTGACCGCGCTGTATTTCAAATTCGATGGTGTCCGCAAAATTGTTGACACAGTATTTGATGCAATAACCACAGGTGTCAAATTCAGTTTTGACGCAATCAAAACCTATTTCACCGCTGTTCTAAATATCTACAAATCAATTTTCAACGGCATCGCCAGCCTGTGGAACAACACCATTGGCAAACTGTCATTCAATTTCCCATCATGGGTGCCAGGTTTAGGCGGTAAAGGTTTCAGCGTTCCAAACATTCCTATGCTGGCGGAAGGCGGAATTGTTACAGGGCCAACGCTTGCCATGATTGGTGAAGCAGGCCCAGAGGCTGTGGTACCACTAAACAAAATGGGTGCAATGGGCGGGGTGACTGTCAACGTCAACGGCGGACTAGCAACTAGCGCCGAAATCGGGCAGGCCGTGGTCAACGCAATACGCGCCTACAACCGCAGCGCTGGCCCAGCAAACATTCAGGTGGCGTGATGCCAGGCGTTGCAGTAATTGACAGCGGAAACTATGACCTACAAGTAGCCACAGGGTTTTCAATCAACGCGTTCACGCTGGACGATGCAACCCGTGGTGTGTTGAATAATACTCAATACGTTTTGGACGGTGAAGGCGAATTTGCCAGCGTCATGGACGGCTGCATTGGCATATCGGTCAAGCGCGGCAGGCGTGATGTTGGTGACCAATTCAGCGCTGGCACTATGTCATTTACTTTGAACGACACATTGGCGGGTGGGGTGTTCAACCCGTTTGATCAAAACAGTCCCTATTTTGACACCGCGGAAGCAAAGCCTGGACTAGCGCCAATGCGTGAGGTGCGCCTAATTCGATACGACACCAGCAATGTGGCTCATGATCTGTTCAATGGTTATGTGGTGAACTATGACTACAATTTTGCGCTAGGTGGCATTGACACAGTCACGGTGTATTGCGCTGACCAATTCTATTTGCTGGCCCAAACCTATTTAGATGAATTCAACCCGTCAGCAGAATTGTCTGGTGCGCGCATTGAAACGGTGTTGGATTTGCCAGAGGTTGATTTCCCGTTGGCTGACCGTGACATTGCCACAGGCACAGTTGAACTAGGACATGACAGCGCCTACACCGTTCCTGCTGGAACAAACGTTTTGCAATACATCAGCCAGATCAACAGCACAGCCGAATTTGGCCGCCTGTTTATGAGCGCCGATGGCAAACTGACATTCCAAAACCGCGTGGGAAATACGCTGTCCGCCAGCGTGGCAGATTTCCATGACGATGGAACAAACATTCCTTATAACGGCGTAGGCATATCATTCGAAGCAGACGCGGTAGTAAACCGCGCCGTGGTCACAGCGTTAGACGGCAAAACAGCGACAGCCACCGATGCCACGTCAATTGCCACATATTTCATTCAGACCAACAGCATCACCAACAGCCTGCTACATGAACAAACCAGCATTGACACCGCCGCCGCATACCTACTAAACGGCGAACCAGAGGCCCGCTACACCAGCGTAGAAACCGATTTCCTGATGTTGACCAACGCCCAGCGCGACACCGTGGCCAGCATTGAAATAGGGAACACCATTACGGTGGAAAAAACGTTCCAAAGCGGATCTGGCACCAGTCAACTAGCCCAGGAACTAAGCGTGGAAGGCATTGAACACACCATCACCGTGGGCGCTGGACACAGTATTTTGCTGTCAACAGCACCAACCACAATTGTGTTTGAATTGATTTTGGACGATCCGCTATATGGCACCATTGATACAGAAAATGTCTTAGAATAGGAAACATGGCAATTCAAGATTTCACCGCAGGGCAAATACTCACCGCAGCCCAAATGGACGCATTGCAGGCCAATGATTACAACTGGACGGTCAGCAACAAAACCGCGTCATACACATTGGTTGCAGCCGATAAGGGAACGCGCATTGTTATGTCAAACGCTGGCGCCACCACAATCACGGTCAACACATCATTGTTCAGCGCGGGTGACACTCTTTTCATTCAAAACATCGGCGCTGGCACATGCACGATCACAGCAGGAACAGCAACCGTTACAACGGCTGGTTCATTAGCGTTGGCACAATGGGGGGGTGGCACGCTCTATTTTACAAGTGCTAGTGCTGCTATTTTTTTTAGCGGTGGCGGTGCCACATACGGCGCTGCAACAGGTGGAACAGGTGTCACTAACGTCACGATTGGCGGCGTAAATTACGCGTACACATCATTTACCAGCACAGGAACATTGACTGTTACTAAATCTGGATTGTTTGATATTTTGGCTTTTGGTGGCGGTGGTGCTGGTGGTGTGATTTCCTCATCAGCAAGCACATATTGGTGCGGTGGCGGCGGTGCTGGTGGTGTGCAACAGTCAGTTATTTATTTGGACGCAAACCAAACCATTACGGTTGGAGCGGGCGGTAGCGGTGCGACTGGTGCAATAGATCCGACCAGCGGAACATCATCGACTATTGGAACATTGCTTAGTGCTGTTGGCGGCGGTTGGGGTAGCCCTAGCGCTGGTGGTGACCGTTCAATTCCGTCAAGCGGTGGAAGCGGTGGCGGTGCGGGACGCTACGGTACGCGCGCAGGCGGTTCAGCGTTTCAAGGCAACGCAGGCGGAACAGCACCAACAGATTTTCCTAACGGTTCAGGCGGTGGCGGTGGCGGCGCTGGCGCAGTCGGTAGTAATGGATCAGGTGCGACTGGTGGCGCTGGTGGCGCAGGTCAGCAAGTAAACACATTTATTGGTGGTGGATCATTGTTCAAGGCTGGTGGTGGTGGTGGTGCTGGACAAACAACAGGTGGTGCTGGCGGAAGCAGTATTGGCGGCGCTGGTGCATCGGGTTCAGCAGTAGGAACGGCAGCAAGCGCAAACACAGCCAGCGGTGGTGGTGGTGCTGGAGATAACGGAACAGCAATTAGAAACGGTGGCAATGGCGGATCAGGCATTGTTTACATTCGATGGAAGGTCTAAGACGTGGCACATTTTGCACAAGTAAACGCAGAAAACATTGTTCAACAAGTGATTGTTATTTCAAACGATGACATTGACAATTTGCCATTTCCAGACAGCGAACCAATTGGACAGTCTTATATTGCATCATTAGGCCTTGCGGGCGATTGGGTGCAAACCAGTTACAGCGGATCATTCAGAAATTTCTTTGCTGGCCCAGGTGTTTTGTTTGATGCAACGTTGGGCGAATATGGCGAATTTGTTGCACCAGAAAAAGTATGAAATGGCGCGCATTGCTGGGGTACGCGTTACTAATCGCGGTAGTGATCTGGGGTTGTAGTGGTTGCACCTATTCAAAAACTAATGTCAAATATCAATGTTTTACAAAGGCCGCATGTGACTAAAAC